ATTATAGGTGCATACGAGACAAACCCATGGCAGTCAAGCAAGAAATCAAATCTCAACTCGCCAAACTCCTTGCCACCGAGGATCTGGTGGTAGAGCACAAACAGACCCAGACTGCCTGCTTCAATGTTCATACCCGTGTCTTAACTCTTCCTATGTGGGATAAGGCAAGTGATATAGTATATGACCTTCTGGTGGGTCATGAGGTGGGACACGCACTTTTTACACCAGATGAGAATTGGTTAGAGAAGGTAGCAGTTCCCCCACAATTTGTGAATGTAGTGGAAGATGCTCGCATTGAAAAGATGATGAAGCGCAAATATGCTGGACTAGCAAAAACTTTCTATCATGGCTATAAGGAATTACAAGCAGAAGACTTTTTCTCTATATCTGACAGCAATGTTGCTGATCTTAATCTTGCTGATCGTGCAAATCTATACTTTAAGGTCGGTAATTTTGTAGACATTTCTTTTACTGAAGAAGAACTAACAATCATTCGTATGATCGAAGATTGCGAAACTTTTGATGAAGTATTGACAGCAGCAGAAGAATTATATTTGTTTTGTAAGAATGAAAAAGAAGAGAAAGTAGATGATATGGAGATGCCACCAGAGATTGGTGGTGAGTCTGATCAACCGGCAAATGAATTGACAGACATAGAACCTATTGAATCTGAGGGTTCTGGTGATTCTGATGATGCTGAAGTGACAAATCAACAACCATCATCTTCAGGTAATTATGATGATGAACTTGAAGTCATGACTGCTGATGCACTACAAGAAAAGATTGAATCTCTTGTAGATAGTGGTGCTATTGATAATGTATATGTTGAAGTTCCTAAGGTCAATCTTGATGTAGTGATTGCTAAGAATGATGAGGTTCATTGTGAAATTGATCATTGGTTTGATCGTCAACAAGAAAATTTTTCTTATGTAGAAGTTTTTGGTGAAGTTGATACTGAGTTTGTTAAGTTCAAACGTTCTGCACAAAAAGAAGTTAATTACCTTGTCAAAGAGTTTGAGTGTAAGAAAGCAGCAGACTCATATGCTCGTGCCACTACAGCACGTACAGGAGTCTTGGATACAACTAAACTACACACCTACAAATACAACGAAGACCTATTCAAAAAAGTTACTACACTTGCTGATGGTAAAAGTCATGGATTAGTTTTTATCCTTGACTGGTCTGGTTCTATGAGCCGTGTTTTACTGGATACATGCAAGCAATTGTTTAATCTTGTTTGGTTCTGTAAGAAAGTTGGTATTCCGTTTGATGTTTATGCGTTTACTAATGAATGGGAACGTCCTGAGTTTGATTCAAATACTGGAGAAATTATTAAACCTGCAAAAATTGGAAATCGCACTGATAAGAAAGAATATACTTTAACAGTTGGTGATGATTTTTCTTTAATGAATATTCTCACCAGTAAAGTGAGTGGTAAAAATCTGGAGCATCAGATGAAGAACATCTGGCGTATTGCTAATTATCATAACAATTACTTTCAAGCAACCTTTAGCATTTGTCCTCGTTTGAGTCTTTCTGGCACTCCTTTGAATGAATCTCTTGTATCTCTTCATGAAATTCTACCTAAGTTTCAAAAAGAGAATAAACTTCAGAAAGTTCAGTGTGTCATCTTAACTGATGGTGAGGCAAATGATATTGGATATAATGTTGAAATCATTCGACCCAGTAATAGTTATATGGGATATCGTCGTGTTCACCCTGGTCATGCTTTTCTTCGTGATCGTAAGACTGGTAATACATATAAGTTTGACTATGGGTGGCATAGTTTCACTCAAACTTTGTTGACAAATATGCGTGATAAGTTTCCATCAGTAAATTTTATTGGTATGCGTGTTCTAGAGGGTCGTGGAGCAAATGACTTTATCAAACTCTATTACAATTATGGAGATACTGATTATGATAAAATTATGTTTGATTGGAGAAAGAATAAAAGTTTCTGTATTAAGAAGTCTGGATATCATGCATACTTTGGATTGTCTGCAACTGCATTATCACAAGATGCTGAGTTTGATGTTGATGATGGTGCAACAAAAGCAAAAATCAAATCTGCTTTCGTAAAATCTTTGAAGACAAAGAAACTAAATAAGAAAGTTCTAGGTGAATTCATTTCTTTGGTGGCATGAACTGGAAAGAAATCGCACTTCAAAGTGAAACTAATCCTAAGATCCGTAAGGTTCTTTTAGAGGGTCCTAAGAAATTAACTGATGCATGGTTGTTGGCTGCAATGAAATTTAAGTATGGTCGGTTTGAAAAGTGAACACTCTGCCCCCGACTCTGCCCCACTCTGCCCTATAATAACTTCAGTTCAAACAAACCAAATGTCCCTCTCACCTGAGTTCATTCGCACTTCCCTTCAAGGGTTGTATGGTGAGTCTGTTGCTGCTGCTGATATTCGTGCCTGGTGTGCTATGAATGGTGCGAACTATCAAACTGTCACTAACAAACTCACTGAGTACAAAACTAGTCGTGGAAAGTGGAACTTGACTGTACAAGAAAAACTAGAGCAAACCTATCAGGCACCACCTGCAATGCCTGTTGTCGAGCAAAACCTTATTCCTGCAAAAGATGATACCTTCGTCAGCTTTGGTAACTTCGCTGATATTAAAAAGATTATTAAGTCCGGTCTGTTCTATCCAACGTTCATTACGGGTCTTTCGGGTAATGGTAAAACGTTCTCTGTGGAGCAGGCATGTTCCCAAACAAAGCGAGAACTTATCCGTGTAAACATCACAATCGAAACAGATGAAGATGATCTTATTGGCGGTTTCCGTCTTGTTAATGGAGAAACCGTCTGGCACAATGGACCAGTCATTGAAGCACTCCAACGTGGAGCAATCTTGCTCCTTGACGAAATCGACCTTGCCTCAAACAAAATCCTTTGTCTCCAATCTATTCTCGAAGGAAAAGGAGTTTTCCTCAAGAAGATTGGCAAATACATTACGCCCGCAGAAGGTTTCAACGTATTCGCAACCGCAAATACTAAAGGTAAAGGAAGCGACGACGGACGATTCATTGGAACTAACGTGCTTAACGAAGCCTTCCTTGAGCGATTCCCTGTAACCTTTGAGCAGTCCTATCCTGCCTCTGCAATAGAGCAGAAGATCCTTATGGCACTCTGTAGTGATACAGACTTCTGCAAGCGCCTCTGTGACTGGGCAGACATCATCCGTAAGACTTTCTATGATGGTGGTATTGAAGAGGTTATTAGCACCCGTCGTCTGGTCCATATCGTTCGTGCATATAGCATCTTCAATGATAAGGCAAAGGCAATTCAAGTCTGCGTGAATCGTTTTGATGATGAAACCAAGCAAGCATTCTTGGAACTGTATGACAAGGTTGATGCTGACTTCGTGATGCCAATTGACGCGGAGGTACAATCCTGATATAATATGACTAACTCATGGTCCTTTCTATTTGACGAATTAAATATGTCTAATCAAGATTATTGGGAACAGGACGGATTCAGTATTGTGGGTAATCCCGGCACTGCATCCCCAGACACTATCGTTTTCAGTGGTTCTGGTCTTCCAGGTGGTATGGGTGATGACCATATTACACTTACTACCGATGTTCCTACTACTAAAACTTCTACTTCTAAAAGGAAGTATGGTGAAGATGAAATTATCAAAGAACTGAAAGATTACATTACTCGAACATATGATCAGCATTATTCTGCTGGTGACGATAAGATTCAAACTCTTGATCTTATCGAAGCTTGTGGTGATGGTGAGGCATTCTGTCGCAGTAACATTCTCAAGTATGCGTCACGATATGATAAGAAGGGAACTGCCCGTCGTGACATTATGAAGATTCTGCATTATGCTGTTCTTCTAATGCATTTCAATGACAAAAATGCACAACGTGAAACCTATCCTCAGTGATATGAAACTGAAACCTACAACTATGAAACTATCTGACAAAACCATTTCAGTTCTGAAGAACTTTTCTTCAATTAATCAGTCCATTCTTTTTAAAGAGGGTAGAAAACTTCGCACTATTAGTGTGATGAAAAACATTCTTGCTGAGGCAACTGTCACAGAAGAGTTTATGAAAGACTTTGGGATTTATGATCTCAACCAATTTCTTAATGGTCTGAGTTTGCATTCAAATCCTGAACTTGATTTTGCTAATGATGGATATGTAATGATCCGTGAAGGCAAGTCCCGTTCTAAGTATTTCTTTGCAGATCCTAATGTTATTGTAACTCCCCCTGAAAAGGAAATCACACTTCCTAGTGAAGATGTATCTTTCGAATTGAGTACTGATCAACTAGCACAGTTACTCAAAGCTGCTGCCATATATCAATTGCCTGATCTTTCTGCTGTTGGTGAGAATGGTGTGGTCAAACTGGTTGTTCGTGATAAGAAGAACGACACTTCTAATGACTATGCTGTAGTTGTTGGTGAAACTGAAGCAGAGTTCTCTTTTAACTTTAAAGTTGAGAATATCAAAGTCCTTCCAGGAACATATGAAGTATCTGTATCACAAAAACTTTTGTCACGATTTACCTCCAAGAATCATGACCTGACCTATTATATTGCTTTAGAACCTGATTCTACTTTCGGATGAACATTTTTGTGACTGACCCTGATCCATGGCAGTCCGCCATGGTTCTTCCTGACAAACACATTGTCAAGATGCCCTTAGAAACCTGTCAGATGCTTGCTATTGTATGCTCTGACAAATGGGGTCACAACTTCGGCACTCTTCCCAAAGCAGATGGTACTCCCTATGCTACTGAGAAGGGTGCCTTTCGCAATCATCCCTGTACTATCTGGGCGAATGAGTTTGTGACCAATTGGCAGTGGTTGCTTGCTCATGGACTTGCTATGTGTGATGAGTACACTGCTCGCTATGATAAGG